GCCTTGTGGCAATAGTGACATTTTGTCATTTTCATCAGGATGATCCTTTCTCATGCCGTTGTTGGCGAAAGTGACATTTTGTCACTTTCGCCAAATGTGCTTAGTAGGGAACGCTGCCGTTGCGGGCGAGGATGTCAGCGTACATTTCTTCGTAGTCCAGCCCTGCCGCGGCGACCTCTTGCGGCGTAAAGTTGCGTGCGCAGTACAACTTGGGTCGCCCCTGGTCGTCACACCCATTGGTGAACACGTTGAGCCACTTGCGGCGGCCATGTAACATCTGTTTGCGCAGGAGGGTCATCGCCCGCTGCCGGTCAGCCTCGGTTGCGTAGCTGCGTTCCTGGTTGACACCGCGGTGGCGCTTGGCCGGTTTTTCTTTTAATTTGCCAAAATAGATTTTCACGGTCGGTTCCTTTCTGCTGCTCGCCTGTAGCGGGTGGCCCACGGTGAGCCACCCGGCTTGCCCTAGATCCGGTCGATGAGCGTTAAGAGAGCGTCGGTGTAGGTCTCGCCGCTCGCCTCAACTTCCTCAGAGTGGTTCTTTCCCACGAGCCACCCTTTGATCCGCCACCCATCTGTGCTTTTCGTTTCGGTGAAAAACAGGCTATATTGACCGCGGGCCGTCCAAAAACTTGTCCACGTTACCACCTGCGGGGCCAGGGCTACTACGCGGGTGTCTTGGATCAGCGAGGGGTTCAACGCGATGATCTCTTTGAAACGCGCATCCTTCTCTGCCTTGCGCTGCGCGACCACGGCGGCTTTTAAATCAGCGGCTTCCTGGTTGCGTTCCAGGATTGTCGCTACTGTTTCGCCGCTTCGGAAGGGCACGATCTGGCTGGTGTCCCAGCGGCTGTTATTCCCGCGCCGCAGGCCATCGGGGTTGTACAGGGTATTCCCGCCCAGTCCCTCGACCACGATCACACCGCTGGCCCAGACCTTGACAATCGTTGCGATATGCGCTCCGCTGCCATAGGTGGCGTTGCGCCGCTGGATCACCTTCTGGCCGACCTTCGCCTGCGCCAGATCGTAACACAATTCTGGATCTACCTGGATCGTCTGCTCGCTCATCGCTCGGTTCCTTTTTAAACTTTGCCGGCCTTCTGCAGAAGCCGGTATAAAACTAACTTAGCGTCCCAGCGCCCGCGCTGCGGGCTGCACATCTGCCTGTACATCGGTAGCGATAGGGGCTGTGCCTGGATCGCGTGTAACGCTTCGTTGGTGGCTTTAAAATACTTGCCGGTCGCATACGCGCTAAGATCTAGTAGCATGATCGCCCGTACGCGCTGCGCCTCCGCGATTACCTGATCCATAGTGCCTCCTAGATCACTAGCACAAACCGCGCCCACGGATCAAACTCCTGTACGGCGATAAACCGTGCGTTCCAGTCCGTGTGCTGAAACTCCACCAGGATTTTCCCGTCCACCCGCACGACATCGGTTACCGTCCGCGCAATCCCCATATAGCGGACGACGTCGCCCGTTTTCAGGCTCTCCGCTATGATGTAGGTGACGCCCACGCCAACCTGCACGCTAGTTGTTCGATAGGTGCCGGTCTCGCTGTCCAGTTCGCTGCTATGCTCGTATTTTGCCATCCTGTGCCTCCGTTACAATCAACAAATATAACCTTGTATGATTATAACATAGGTTATACGATAACACAAATTGGCAGATCGATAAAATACAAATAACTTTGTGGAATTACTGGATACAGAGGGGGCAGCGGTTGTCGGGGCTGATGGCAGCGCAGTGGGGGCAGATGTAGTCGGTGGCTGGCTGGACAAGGTGTAGCTCGTCGGGGTATAGGTAGTAGTGGATATTGTCCAGGTTTTCTTCGGCGCAGAGGGCGGGGCGAAAGCGGAGGGCGGGATCTGTATTGTAGCCCTCGAATAGGGTGGAGAGGAGGATGGCCGCCGTGCGGCTGGCTTCGGGGTCAGGGGCGACGGGGATCACGGGCACATAGAGGCCCGGCCAGGTGGCGGTATTCACGCGGCGCTTCTGGTAGTCGGCCAGTTCCTGCGGCGACCAACGACGGCGCTGGCCGTTGGTCGCCCCAGGACGGATCATCTGGATGAACCAGTAGAGATCCGACAATTGGTTTTTTTTGGTGGCAACGCGGATGATCTCCGCCTGTTCCCATTCGTTCTGCTCTACTAACACTAGCGGCTTCCCTTTGTGCCGGGCCACAGTTCCCAGGCTGCCTGCACCCACTCGATGCCCGCCACGGGCGCTCCATCCGCCAAGCGGACAGAGCGATCAGCGATTGTCCAGATCGGATGGATACACACGACCTGTGCGGCTTTCCACTCCACCAGGGCAAAGGCAGGACAGCGCCCGTCGCTCTCGCGGTGGAGGGTGCGCAGCTCGGTTAGCTGGTGGATCTGGTCGATGGGCCAGCTAAACGATTTCCCATTCTCATTGCTCTTGGCGTCAAAGCGACCGCCGATATTGTTACGAAAGATCACGGAATAATCGCAGGAGGCTTTTTCGCCCGTGGACACCCAAACCAGCCGGTTGCCGGAAAAGACGGGGCGGGTCGGGATATAGCAGCGCGCGGCACTGATGAGGGTGCCCAACGCCAAGCAGCGTGCATGGTAGTGATCCAGGCGCCGTTCAAAGTCGTCGCCGTGGGCTTTGGCGCGGCGACCCTGCACAACCTTTTTCTGGTCTGGATTGCGATCCAGCCACTCTTTGTACTGCTCTGCTGTCCATTCTTCTCTCACGCTGACACCTCCATTTGGGGTGAAGCGGAAAGCGCCCACGCGTCGCCTACCTGGGTATAGGCGTGGCTCAGCGTCCAGCCCCGCGCCTGCGCTTCTTTTTCCAGGTCTTCTAACGTGTCGAACTCGCTCAAAACAGGATCGTCGCTCTCGATGCGGTTCCGGCGCATTACGCCGGTTGCCACCTCGCCCTCCGCATTGGTAACGGTGAAGGGGAGACCATTGGCGGCATAGGCAGCGCGCTCTTCTGTCGTGAACGGGCCAAAGCTTTCGTTCGGTGCCAGTTCTGTCCACCACAGTAGACAGCGCCAGCAACGGCAGCTTCCCGTATGGCGCACGGCTTCCAAAAAAACACCGGTCGGGATAGGTACGTCGTGTTCCAGTTCCATGTTACTGCTCCTCTTCTTTTTCTTTGTAGCGCGGGAGGATCACCATTGGTTGCCCCGGTACAATGTTGAGATGGGGGAGGATCTTCCCATCACAATTTCCCGCAATGTCGCCCAGGAAGACGACCAGGTCACCCTGCCGCGCCAGCGCCAGCCCCTCAAATATCTTTTCCCGCATGCGCTCCTTGCCACAGGTACAGGTAAGTTCACGAAAGATCACCGCTTTCCCCGGTGCGACAAAGGCCAGCGCGGTCTTGAGCGTTAGCTCACCCATGTCGGTCATGAACAAACTATCGGCAGGAACACCTGCGGACACGAAGCTCTGTTCAACCGTCGCGCGGTTGAACTGCCCCCCGCACAAGGTCGTCAAAAATGTCACCCCGTTGTAGTGGGTTTGCAACAGCACGGTCAAGCACTGCCGCGTGGAGGCATCGGGGAGGCCCATCTTTTCCACTAGGGCGGGGTCGGCAAACGCGTTGCCGACCATCAGACTAAATATTTTTGGCCTTTCCATCAGTCATTTCCTTTCTCCGTGGCTTACTAAGGCTAACGCTAAGGCCGGTTGCCTAGTGTTTTGGTGTATTGGTGCCAAAAGCGCCACGCTCTGCGCATACGGGCTTATAGATAGACGATGTCGGTTAGCGTGACTTGGGCTGGCTGTTGCGCGATTCCCAAAGCGTGGGCTATCTGGATCTTGCGACCCTGGTCATCCAACAGGTAATAGCCCTGGTCGCAGTCCATCTGCTTGTCGTCCACGACCACCCCGGTGAAGCCCGCACGCCGCGCGGCGAAATAGATCGGGCTATAGGCGACACTGTCGGTCCGGCGCGTGGCGGCCACAATGTCGGCCCTCGTGATCGACAGGGTCAGATCTGTGGGGGCGTTGGCGATAGCCAACAGCACGTCGGCATGGCAGGGGTCGCCACTTTTGCACCAGCAGGCCAGATCGCGCCCGCGGAGTTTTTCCAGATGGAACGCGTTTTTATACTCTTTGACGTAGGCCGCATAGCAGCGCACCGACTCAACCGCGGTCAAGGTGCGGGTGAGTGGCGTTAGGGCATCGATCACGATCTCTGCCGCGTGGCGTATATGCATGGGCACCGCAAAGTGGAATAGCCCTGGTGGATAGGGATTGCCCCAAATGGTCGGGCGTCCCACGTAGATCACGCTGTCCGGTAGTCGGCTACCGGCTTTTCGACTTCGTTGAAAACGTGCAGGCATAAAACCTCCTAAGTAAGGTTGCGTGCGCCGATTCTATACCCATAACGCTTGAGGGTTGCCTCCGCGCGGTGGGCCTGGTGCCGCGGCACGTAGAGCCAGGTGCCGGAAGAGAACAGGCTTAGCCAAGCGCTACCCCCGCGCACGCCGATATGACACCGGCGCAGTAACGCAATCGCGCTGCGCCGGTCTACAGGTTTTAGGACAAGAATCGGCCAATGGGTGATCCAAAAGGGCATGATCATTCCTCTGTGGGTATCCACCAGCACTCATCACCCCAGATGACGCTGCCGTCTTCCAGGGTCATCCGTGGATTGGTGTGGACGTAGTAGTAGGCGATCCGGTTGCGCCTAAGCCAGTCGCTACGCGCTTGCCACCATTCCCCAAAAGCATCGTTCTGGGTGCCAGGGTAATCAAGCGGCTGCGGTTCCGGCTCCGCGGGCAGGTTTGCGTACATCTCATCCCGCGTGGGGGTAGTGGCCTTGAGCGGGGAGGCGTCCCAAGCCTCCAACGTGTATTCCGCATAGTCGCCGCGATCAATGTAGAGGATCGAGCGCGGTAGATCGCCGTCGTAGGTTGCCGTCTTGCCGGTTGCCGGTGCGCCCTTGCGGCAATCGGTGACGATCCGCACTTTTGTCCCGACTGCTACGTTACTTAACATGTGCCTTGCCTTTCTGTGTAGGGAATCGACTTTGCCAGTAAGTGGGTAGCGACCTGTCCGCCCTTCGGTCGCCTATCGGTTTGTCGAAATAATCCCGCGGTGTACAATGGGTGCTGCCTCAGCAATTTGCGGGTGGCGGCGACAAGATACCAGTAAGATCCATACTATAACATAGGTAATACAATAACACAAATCGCGAGACGTGCTAAACGTGCTAATCTGGATTAGCGTGAAAGTTCATTGTATTCCCCGTTGCGCATAATCCGCTGTAGGCGCTGCGTGCGGTCGTAGCTCTGGGCCAGGGCAGCCAGCCGGTCAAGGGCTTCGGGGGTGAAGCTCTCGGCATCCGGATCATAGTTTTCCCATTGCTGGGGAAACTGGGTTAGATAGCGACCCAGCCCAAAGAGATGGCACGCGCGTTGCAGCGCGTCGTCGGCGGCGGTGCGGTAGGCGACCAATCCCGCGTACGCCTGTCCGGTTTGGGACATGGTGCGCGACCCTATGGTCAGGTGGCAGATCACCGCGTCGCGCCACGGGGTATAGGCGACTGACCAGTGCTGGGGAAACACCGCATCCAGCCGGTCAGCGTAGTGCGCCGTTGCCACCACGGGGTAGCCCAGCGCACGCAGCCGTGTGGGTGTAAACGCAATCGGTTCCCATTGCACCAGTTCGGGCGCAAAGGGAACCAGCAACTCCTGCATCGCCTCAGTTCGCTTTGACAACTAACGCTCCTCTCTTTTGCGGGCGAGGTTTGCGCCCTTTCTTGACGGGTGCCTCATCGTCAATGTCGCCAAAGTCCAGCGGCTCCGACTCTTTTTCTGGATCGGCCACAACTATTCGTAAAGAATAGTTATCCTCTTCCCCTTCGGCCAGCGGCGGGAGTAGCCCCAAGTAGCGCAGTCTAGCCCGCGCCCCCCCTCATCCAGATCTCCACCACCTTCGCCCCCTGAGGCGATAACGTCCGCTGTTTGATCTTCGTGGTCATGTTCACCTTCCTCGTGTGCTTCGCGGTTGCCTGGTAACCACTTGCGCAGGCAATCATACGATCCGCAAGTGGCGCTGCCTGTGGCGGCGGTCGGTTTCCCGCACACCGCACAGCGTCGGGTAGCTCTTGCGGTAGCGATCCGGCGCATGGTCTGCATCACCTGCTCGTACTTTCCCATTTTCGCCATGTCGATTTCCTCCGCTTGTTGCAACACGCCTTTGTAAATTTGCGTTCCGTCTGCAACCAGCGTTATAATGAAATCCACGTTACTCCTACCATCTTTTCGGGAATACATACTGCTTTGCGGCCTCAGTTGTGGCGACTGGGGCCGCCCCCGTTTTTACGGCCCTTCATCAGTATAACACAGGTTACACGAAAACACAACTATTTTGCTAGTAGTCCATCTCTGTACGCGTGATTTCCAGGTCGCGCAGCTTCCCGCACTCTTTGCGGAAATAGACACTGCATGTGCCCGTTCCACCGTGGCGGAACTTGGCTAGGATCAGATCCAGAATGTTCTGTCGATCCGTGTCGGGGAGGTAGTAGTCCTCGCGGTAGAGGAAGATCACCTCGTCCGCATCTTGCTCTATCTGGCCCGACTCCCTCAGATCGGATAGCATGGGCCGCTTGTCGCCGCGCGCTTCGACGGCGCGGGATAACTGGGAGATGGCAATGACGACAATGTTTAGCTCGCGGGCTAACGCTTTTAGGCTGCGGCTGATGTAGCTGATTTCCTGCTGCCGGTTGCCGGTGTCCGCATTCCCACTCCCCTGGATAAGCTGCATGTAATCGACCACTAGGATGTCCAGCCCGTGGATACGCGCGTGCCGGCGCGCAACGTAGCTGATGACGTGCATGTTGACCATCGGCGGATCAGCAATGGCAATCGGCAGGGGGGCCAGGTGCTGCGCGGCTGCGAGCAGATCTGCCCACTCGTCTTCGTGGACAGCCCCGGATCTGATCCGGTTGCTATCGATCATGCTGGTCAGCGCCAGTAGCTTTTGCAGCACCTGGCGCTTACTCATTTCCAGTGAGATAAAAAGCGACCGCGCGCCCACCTTGAGCGCCGAGTTGTAGCAAAAATTCAACGCGACGGTTGATTTTCCGATGCCTGTCCGCGCCGCTAGGATCACCAGATCCGAAACCTGGAGACCGCCCAGTAGCTTGTCGAGCATACTGTAGCCGGTCGGTATCCCTGTCCGCTCTTTGCCGACCGTCTCAATGTGCTGTAGCTCGCCGGTCATCAGTTCCCCGATGAATGAGACCACGGCTTCATCAGCCCCGTTGACACCGAGGTCAGAGACGGTCTTTTGCACCGCGGCGAGGATCGCGTCAATTTCCAGGTTACTCCCGTTGTAGCCCAGTTCGGCCAGCGTGCCGCCCTTCTTGATCACGGTGCGCAGCAGAGCGTCGCGCTGTACAAGCCGGGCGTAATGCTCGGCGTAGAGGCTGGTTGTGAAATCGGCCAGGAGACCGGTCAGGTAGGCGGGGCCGCCGACGTTGTCGAGGTGTCCCTGGGCGTCTAGGCCATCTTGTACCATCACCAGATCGACCGGCAGCCGACGCCGGTAGAGGTCGAGCATCACGGCGAAGATCAGCCTGTGTGCCGACTGAAAAAAATGCTCGGGCAACAGGAACATGCTGACATTCTCCATCGCGTCGGGGTCGGATAGCGCCGATGACAGAACGGCACGCTCTGCTGTTGGGTTGTTGGGGATCATCTTTTCGGTATCCATACAAGTTCCTTTTCTAAAAAAAAGGGGTGGCTGGTCGTGGCGAGACCAGCCACCCCGTGCCTATGCCTGATTGGGGGCTTTTATGAGTTCGTTGCC